AAATGATGCAGATGGTGCAATCACTCTTCCAACAATCAAAGCAGATAGCAAAGGTGCATCAGCTGGCGATAATGACCCTAATGTGAATAGTCACTTAGGTGCAGTCTACAAATTTTTTGTAGGTACAGATTGTACAGATTGCGATATTAAAACAGACGGAACTGACAAATTTGTTGGTCACGCAACTGTTGTTAATGTTGCAGACGGTACAAACAATACATTCGCACCAGGAGCAACCAACGATGTTATTAGCATGAACGGTGGAACTACAGGTGGAGATAAAGGTAGTACAGTTACTATCACTGCACTTGAAGACAATGTATACTTAGTAGAAGCTGTGTTGATCGGTACAGGTACTGAAGCAACACCTTTTGCAGATAGTTAATAAATAAACTCGGGGCGCCTGGTAATGCAGGCGTCCTTTAAAAGGAGGACAAAAACATGGCAGACACAGTATTAAATACAACTGTATTTGACGGAGCAAAAAAACTAATCACACATTACAATGTGGTTTCTGATAATTCTGGAAGCACAACTAAAATAGTTGATGTTTCTGAATTAAATTCAAACAATGGTAAAACTTGCAAAACTGTAAGACTAAATAAAGTTAGATTTAATGTTTCAGTTACAGCACCAGCAGATGCGATTAGAATGCAATGGGATGCAACAACAGATGTTGTATTTCAAACATTAGCAGGTGAAATGGAATTTGATTATAGCGACTTTGGTGGTTTGAAAAACACAGAAGCTAGTGGATTTACTGGTGATGTAAACGTTGTTTTACCAGCTTGCACCGCAGGAGATACGGGTACAATCGTTTGTGAATGGATTAAAGTTTACGAATCGTAGGAGTTTAAATGGCTAATACTACTTCGGGAACAGCAACGTTCGATAAGACTTTTGCTATTGATGAGATAGTTGAAGAATCTTTTGAACGTATTGGTTTACAGAATGTTGCTGGTTATCAATTAAAATCTGCAAGAAGATCTCTTAATATATTACTTCAAGAATGGGGTAATAGAGGTATTCACTATTGGGAAATAGATGAACTTGATATTGATTTAATTGAAGGACAAGCCGAATATAAATTTTTTAGATCAAGTGATGATGGTACAAGTGCTGTATCAAATCCAAATGGTGTTTATGGAATATCCGATGTTCTTGAAGCACAATTAAGATCTAATAGAACAGCTGTAACTCAATCTGATAGTCCAATGACAAAAGTAGATAGATCAACTTATGGAGGTTTTTCAAACAAACTTTCTAAAGGTACACCTAATCAATACTTTGTACAAAGATTTATAGATCACGTTAGTATTCAAGTATATCCAACGCCAGATTCTACAAACGCATCCAAAGATATGCACATATATTACATTAAAAGAATACAAGATGCAGGAGATTACACAAATGCATCTGATGTTCCATTTAGATTTATACCTTGTATGGTATCAGGTTTAGCATTTTATTTAGCACAAAAATATCAACCACAAATGGTGCAAGCAATGAAACTTTATTATGAAGATGAATTTGCTAGAGCCTTAGCAGAAGACGGTTCTGCTTCTAGTACACACATAACACCTAAAACTTATTACCCAGGAGCATAATGTCAAAATACGCAACAGGTAAATATGCAAAAGCAATATCAGATAGATCTGGTTTAGAGTTTCCGTATAGAGAAATGGTTAGAGAATGGAATGGATCTTTTGTTCATGTATCTGAGTTTGAACCAAAGCAGCCACAGTTAGAACCAAAACCACAAAGTGCAGATGGTATAGCTTTAAGACATGTTAGAACTGCAAGAACAGAAAATGATGTTCCTTATTCTATTCCAGAAAATGGATTTGAAACTTATCAAGCAGGATCAGGAGTTATTAATGTAACCGCGCCTGGACATGGTTTAACAAATGGAACAACATATAGATTTAGAGGATCACCAGCTTTAGTAACTGGCGGTGGTGGAACTTTTCAATATAATAATCCTGCAGACTTTGATGGTATTACAGGAGCGAATATTGCAAAAGCAGCAGGATATGCAATAACAACTGGAATATTTAGAGATGGTGCTAGAGTGAGTACAGATTATGCTGTAGCTAATTTTTTTCATTTTACAGTTGATACAGATACTGCTACAATTGGTGGTGTTAAAGGAGGAGGAGTTGGCTGTTCAGTAGGACCAGTCACACTAAGCTCATGATTAAAAAAATTATAGAAAAAATTAAGTCTTGGTTTAGACCTAAAGAACAAATGGATCCACACGAAGTGATGTTACATCCTAGAGGTTTTTGTAGTGATCATAATAAATATAAACATCGTTGTCCTAAATGTAGAGAATTAGCGAGGATGGCATAATGGCTGGATTAAGTGCATCAGGATTAAAAACACAAATTAAAAGTTATACTGAAACAGACTCAAATGTTTTAACAGACGCTGTATTAGAAAATATTATCTTAAACGCACAATATAGAATTTTTAGAGATGTACCTATTGATGCAGATAGAAAACAACAATTAGGTAATTTAGTTGCTGGACAAGAATCAATTAACGCTCCAGCAGGAGCATTATTCATAAGAGGTATACAAGTATACGATACCGCAGGATCAGAAACTACAGGAGCTAACAGATGGTTAGAGAAAAAAGATTACACATACTTACAAGAATATCAAGATGTAACAGGTACATCAGCAGCACAAGGTCAACCTAAATATTATGCTATGTTTGGTGGAGGTACAGGAGAGTCTGATACAACATCGGGGCGTATAGCTTTTGCTCCAGTTCCTAATACAACTTATAGATTCAGAGTTCATTTTAATAAAATGCCAGATCTTTTAGAGGGCGATGGCACTAATTATATTAGTATGAATTTTTCAAATGGGCTTTTATATTGTTGTTTATCAGAGGCATATGGTTATTTAAAAGGCCCAATCGATATGTTGACATTATATGAAAATAAATATAAACAAGAAGTACAGAAGTTTGCTAACGAGCAAGTTGGTAGAAGACGAAGAGATGACTATACTGATGGCACTGTTCGTATACCAGTAAACTCAGCAAACCCGTAGGAGAATAAGTTATGGCAATTACATCGGCAATATGTTCAAGTTTTAAACAAGAACTTTTACAAGGTAAACACAGTTTTGAATCATCAGGTGGTCACACTTTTAAAATTGCATTGTTTGATAGTGATGCAACTTTAGGTGCTTCTACAACAGACTATTCAACATCAGAAGAAATTACAAATACATCGGGAACTGCATATACTGCAGGTGGAGCAACTTTAACTAATAGTGGAGTTGGTTTAACTGGAACAACTGCATTTACTGATTTTTCTGACGTGACTTATTCATCAGCTTCTTTCACTGCAAATGGTGCATTAATTTATAACACAACAACGAATGGTGGCTCATCTACTACTGATGCTGTTTGTGCAATTGCATTCGGTGGAGACAAAACAGCAAGTAACGGAACTTTTAAAATAGAATTTCCTACAAACGACGCTACAGCAGCAATCATCAGACTAGCATAGGAGGTCGACCATGTCGACGACTTCAGGATGGGGCAGGTTCACCTGGGGCCAAGCTAATTGGAATGAAGACACAACTTTAAAAGTAGGTTGGGGTGCACAAGCTTGGAGTGATGGTGAGTGGGGAGAACTTAAAGATGCTATTGCACTTCCAACAGGTTTATCAATTACAGCTAGTGTTGGTTCAGTAGACATACCTGATCAAATAATTACACCTACAAGTTTTGAAATTACATCTTCACAAGGTGAAGCTTTTGTTCCTGTTTCAATAGACGACACATTATCTATTACATCTTCTGTTGGTTCAGTGTCCGTGGTTGACATGCAAGTTGGATTAACTGGTTTGTCATCAACATTTGCTATTGGATCTGTAACAGTAGCAGATATGCAAGTTGGTTTAACAGGCCTTGATGCAACTTTAAGTCAAGGAACTGCAAAAGCACCAAACGAAACAGCAATTCTTTCTGGTTTATCAATTACATCAGAACAAGGAACTGCCGTTGGATCATCTTCACAAGAAGCATCTTTAACAGGAATATCATTTAACGCTAGTCTTGGAACTGTAGTTATACCAAATGATGTAGTTCAACCATCTGGATTAGAAGCTACATTTACCCAAGGAACTATTGTAGGATTAGGAAGTGCTGTTGCCTCTCCGTCTAGTTTAACATTAAACGCTAGTGTAGGAACGTTAGATCCTAATGACATGACTTTAGGATTAACTGGAGTTTCTGGTACGTTTAGTGTAGGAAGTATTTCACCTGTAGATATGCAGGTTGGATTAGATAGTCTGTCAGCAACATTTAATGTTGGAGCTGTTAATATTTTTGCATATGGCGATGTTGACACTGGCTCAAATACGTCATATAGTAATGTTTCAACGGGTTCGAATGACTCTTATTCGGATGTTGCAACTGGATCAAATACAAGTTATAGTGACGCTGCATAGGAGATAAAATATGGCATCAACATACACACCATTAGGTGTA